CAGACATCCTCAGACTGCGAAGGATCAGTGTTGGCCCGGGAATCCGGGACTTTAATGGGACCTTCGTGATCAAGAGGAGGACCGGACCAAGATACCATAGATACGGACTGAGAAGTGGGAGCAATGGGCTGGACGAATTCAATATCGTATTCTAGGAAGATCCTTCCTATAACGAGATTATCCGCCTCTCCATTGTTCTCATTCTGATGGACAATACAGCCACCAACATTAAAATTGGAAGCTGTAGATCCACCAACATAATACCATGGCAAAACGGGGTGTAGTTCGGCATGCGATACAGTGAAGTCTAACGACGTCACTCCATGCATATTGGAACCACTCCAGCACGGTCCTGTAACCCATTTAGCAAAGTTATAGACGGTACCAGTATTGGTGTCGCCGGACCAAGTCACGGCGTCAGCATACTCTGGTGTCCATCCAATAACTGTGTAACCTCTTTGTGAGGTTGGGCAGGAGGACTGGAGAAACACCCGCACGGAATTGATTCGGAATTTCGAATAATTCTTCGCGAGTGAAGAAAGCCACGGCATGTTGGAAAAGTTCGTTCCAATAAGAGAATAACCCTTCATGAGGGTGGTCTGATTGGAATGAATAGTCTGCATCGGGTCGGTGTATCGAACTCGAATACCATTTGCTAAACTGGTAATACGACGTTCTCCGCCCCGCATAATGGTTCTTGTTCCCGTCCCCGGGTTGACCGTGGGACGATAAGTCACACCCGTCGGATTCCGACGGGCGTTGGGTGTTTTCTTCTTCGCCATTTCTATTTAATTAGTGCAGTAGGTACTCCTATCTACTGGACCATTCCTCTTCGTAGAGGGGCCTGATGGTCTCTCGCTTATCCTCTTGGATAGACCCAGAGTAATTAGAAATGGAGCCGGACGGCGGGTTCGTCAACCAGTGTACCTCTACGAACATGGTACCACTGAGGGCGCAACTCGTGCCAATCGTTTCTGTGGACCGAATCTAGAGCAGATCCCGATAGGGGGGGAACAGGATTCTTTTGGAGCCATCGATTAAATCGACGTCTTCCAAAGATTCTCTGGTGTTTGAGACTTTCCAACGACTCAAACCACCTTCTTATCTGCATCAGTTCCCTGGACAGTCCACCGGATCGAGAGTAAGGATCGGGCAAAATATTCTCAGGAGGAATAACTACATCTGGAATACCCCACTTCAGAAAGGGATCCTGTTGAGGGATCTCTTTCTGATAGAGGGTCTCTATCCGAGAGAAGGGGGTTCGGAAACCCTCTTCTCCCTGATAGGAACCAGTACGGTGAGCCTCCATCCAAATCCTCTGGTACCGGGTGAAATTATACCCGGCTGGAACAGGTAAAACCAAGTTTCCGAGTTCCCTGGGACGAAAGTTTGATCCTGGTAATTCCTGAATTATGGGGTACCTC